TGACCAAGGATAGACCAGCAGGGCCTGGTTCTTAAGGTCCGGGTAGAGCCGGTCAGAGATGTTGGCTGCGTCCGTGCCCTCGTTAAAACTAGAGATGGCGTTTGCACCCAGCATGAGCAGGGCATCAGAGCAGATGGATAAGGCAGAATCACCAGCGGCCATGTTATGTCTCCAGTGTGGATTCTGAGGGTTTAACAGTTAAAGGGATATCTGACAATGGTGCAGGCGCACCAAGCACATTTTTAGTCTTTCCAGACATTGAGAATATTCCCTCCATCCTGCCCTCCTCCTTGTGCGTCTTGAGGATGCGCACCCAGTTGTCAATCTGGTCTATGCTGGCATACCCGTCTGGCTTGCTGAATTTGTTGGGGTAGCCAGACACATAACCCCTATCTTGTGCGGCAGTCAGTCCAATCCCGGCCATAATGACCTCATCAAACCCCATGCCGTGCTTAGCCCATAGTGCCCCTGCCACGCCACTAGACCCCACCGCATAGGACAGGGATGGCCAGATGTAATCAATCGACTCATAGGCCTCCTTCTTGCAAGGAATCTCCCAAACTGTGCCTTTGGCCGTCTGCAAGATTTTAGGCCTAGCATGAACGATTATTGGCCGTTTGGCCGCAGCTCGAATCATTAGCGTCATCTCCCCGTGCTGGGTCCAGATATGTTCAATCTCTGGCACCAGAGTGGCGGTGTACTTCACCCCCAGGATGGTGGCATTGGGTCTGAGCTGGCGTGCTGCTTCTAAGTCTTCAAAAAGGCAAGGGGATGCGCCACAGATAATGGCGCACCCCCCATGCTTGATGCCGTACTCGACAGGCAATTAGTCGCTGTCTACAGTACCTATTGCAGTCACGCTGGTCACATCAACCACTGTACCGCTGTTGGCATTCACAACCACGAAGCCAAACCCAGGGGTGCTGTCGGCAGCAGAAAACACATACATCAGATCACCGACTTTGAGGAGGGAGGCCGCACTATTGAAATAGCCAGCACCATCCACATCGCCAATTGCGTCATTGGTTTGATAAGTCCAAATCTGGGGCGATTGCCCCGCTTTGGAACCACCAACCAGGTTCAGTCCAGTTACCGAGTAAGCCATTTCAATTCTCCTTAAGCGTCGGTGGTTTGAACTTCAACGATACCCTCGGCATCGATGGCAATCGCACCGGCAGAGAACACTGCATTGACCAAGAAGGAGGTCTTCTCGGGGATGTAGTTGATCTCAGTACGGGGAGCGATACCCTCGGCATATCCGATTGCATCACGATGGAAGGCCCAGAGCTTGCGCTCAGAGTTGGCGATGGGAAGACCGCCCTCGGAACGATCACCAATGGTGTGGAAGGTGAATCCGAGGAAAGTGTTCAACTCACCCGACACCAGGGCACGCACAGTGTTGAAATCGGCAGAAGTCACCGAAGTCTCACCGAGGATCGAAGCCAGGCTATTGGCGTGGATGATGATGTGCCGGTTGTCCATCGGGACATTGTTCTTGTCCAGAAGTTTCTTGGCTGCACGCAACTTGGCCACATTGAGGCCAGTATCCGTGCCACCCTCGTCCTCGGTCACCACATTGCTGGTCGAGGAAGCGGCCAGGGCATCAAGGATGATCTGGTCTTGACGACGGCCGATAGCGTTGGCAACCACTTGGACAAGCTCTTGACGCTCGTCAAAGTTGACCTTGGCCTGATTGAAGATGTCGCTGTACTCAGCGGCATTCCAGTCGGTCAGGGTGCAAGTAACCTGGCTGAAGGCAACATTAAGGGGCGTGACATCGGACTGGGGAACACGCACAGTGGCGACACCCTTGCCGACTTTGGGGAACTTAACAGTAGAACCCTCAACTCCACGACGCTGACGAACCGCACCGACCAACTGAGCTTTCGCCTGGTAGGCCTGCTTAACCTCTGCGTCGAAGAGCGTGATAAATGCTGGTGAAAGCGTAGACATCACAGTCTCCTAAAAAGTGAAAAAAGGTTTGTTTGGTTTGTCGCATCGGTTAGCCGGTGATCTGGGCCTACGCTTGCACCTTACGGGTACCACTCGTCAGCATCCGCTGCGGTAAGGGTCAGAGATATCTGATTGGCCTTAAGTGGTTTCTAAGGGTTTTATTTCGATAATGCAAGAGGGTTGACTTCTCGCCAATCAGTCATATCCCAGTTGCCTTTTCCATGGTTGCAGTCATGGCAAAGAATCTGAAGGTTGTTGATGTCCAGGGCCAGGCTGGGCCAAAGCTTCCTTGGTTTGATATGGTCCACATTCATCACGGCCCCAGTTGCTGGCGTTGCACCGCAACACATACATTTAGCCCCGTACTTCTTGAGGGCCTGCATCCTGACTTTGCGCCACTCAAATGTTCGCAGGAAACTGTCCTTGGCGACATTGGGCAATGGATTGGATTTCTTAACATTGGCTGGCCGCCTAGATGTTTTCTTTTTGGTGGCAACTGGCTGTCCAACAACCGGGGGAGTCCAACCCCAAGACAAGGCCGTCATGTATTGGTTTTGTATCTTCTTTAATTTTTTTTCTTGTCTTGATTGGGAAAGGATTTTTAGCAACTCCTCATAGACATCATCGGGGATGGAGAGGTCTGCATAACGCTTGGGCCAGTTCTTGCTCAATGGGTAAGGAATCCCGATCAGGCCAGCCTCAACCATGCTTAAAGCGTTAAGGTTTGAATGCCCTCTGGTTCTAGTCCTTAGGTAGTCTTTTAATGTATTCATAAGGTTTTAAGTACTATCCGATGGGTTCAGACAATGCCCCGCTAAACCCCGCCTGTAGCCAGTGAGGTTCAGCGTTGACTATCCGATTGGGACGAGCTCAACGCCCAGGATTCGCTGCTTCCTCCACCTCGGTCAATCCTGGTAGACCGCTGCGCTTTGGTGGACTTACCCCTTTCGCTAGCGCAGATTCTCTCGTTGCCCCCAGCCAAAGTGTTTAGCCAAAGATAGCAGGGCAACCAGTCGGAAGCTCCAATAGAAAAACCCTCTAGAGGAGGCTCGGGCTTGACAGGCCAGCATCTGGTCAGCGTAGATGCATATCAAGCCCCCACTAGAGGGTTCTGTCTTTGCTGACCAAATGCCGGAGCGTCACTTCCGACAAGCAAATAGTAGAGAAAAAAAACCCAGGGTGCAAGACCCTGGGCTTAACCCTATTTCAAGGGGAGGAGAACTACCATGAAGAAAGCAACCTGATATTAACCGAAGTTCTGCATAAACATCTTCTCGACCTTGGCCCTGTATGCCGGGTCGGTCTGATACTTAGGATCACCCACCATGGCATAAAGTTCATCTTTGCTTGGGGCACCCTCTACCGGCACAGACTCCCTGGGGATGCGTGTGCCCTCATAGGTCTCCCGCAGCTTAGATAAAGCTAGGATGCCTTTGGCAGTACCGCCCATAACCTTGAACTCCTCAAAGTCATCTTTGCCCCAGATTCCCTTCCTGACCAATCCCCTAGCCCACTCAGTCATCCCATTGATGATTGTGTCTGCATTGGGTCCCAGGGCGGCACGCTCCTCGGCAATGGTGCGCTGCACCTGTGCCTGCTGGTCACCACCCATGGCCACCACATCACCGACAAGCTTGTCGAAGGCGGCCTGGCTAATCCCGTACTCCTTGGCCCAGCCCAGGACATGGCTGCGCACTGGGTCATCCTCGGGGATGTCTCCAAAGACTGCCGTGTCATAGCTGCCATTCTCTGGGGGTTTGTGCTTGCCCTGGCTGATCTGCTTGCGCAAATCCATCCAGCTCTTGGCAATCCCCTCGAGGTCTGGTTCCTCGTTCTTCCAGAAGTTCTCTGGCCACCAGTCTGGCCTCTCTAGCGGTCCTTCCTCCTCGGGTGCCACCTTGTGTTCAATGTTGGTGGCGACTGGGTTCTGCTGACCCTCATTTTCATCGGCAATGGTGGCCGAGTCCAATAGGCCAGCATCACTGCTGGGTTGGTTCTCTTGCGTTTCCATTAAAGTTTCCTTGCTTGGGATATCCGTGCTTTGATGTCCCGCACCACAGACCTCTGCCCTTCAGCAAAGAATGCATAGCTTGGGTCAGCACCCGGCACGGCAACGGGTACATCCACATACGCCTGCTCAAGCCACTCCAGCAGCTTGGCACCATCTTCAGCAGTAAAGACCCTCAAGACCAACTTATTGAGGTCATCACGCACCTGTTGGGCATCTCTAAGGTTTTGTCCTACCGGGGCCTCCAGCTCATCCCAGCCCGGCATTAAACAGCCCCCTGCACGACCTGTGCGGCTAACTCAGGGTTCTGCTCGGCAGCCATGGCCATCTGCTGCATCTGCATCATCCGCTCCTCGGGGCTGCGCCTAATCTTCTGTGGTATACCCAGGCGGTCGGCAATCATGTCCAAGGTGTCGCCCACCTTGATCGACATCTGACCCTCTGGTCCCATCTGCTGAGCTATCTGCATATACTGCATGATGGCGTTGATCTCTTCCATGTTCTGCGCCATGGCCAGCGGGGCCACGGCAGAGACCTTCACCTCCAGCCCATTGACTCGCAGGGGCAGATCAATCAATCCCCGGTCATCCATGACCATCAGAATCTTTTCGACCAAGGGAATCATGGTTTCATTGATAAGACGGCCAAATGCTGAACCCAGGTTCTGCGCCAACTCCTTCATGCGCTCGACCACCTCGGTGGCAGACCGGGCAGACATATTGTCTGGCGGCAGACTCTCATCCAGCAGGATGCGCTTGATGTTGGCCCTCAGATCATTGATGACAATCTGGGAGACATTGAAGTCAGCAGACTTGGGCAGGGGTGTCAGGGAGGCACCCTGGGGGCCACCATTCCTGGCCACCGGGATGATCGCACCCGGCAGAATCTTGACTGTGGCAGGGTTTAGCACCCCGTCATCTGCGGCTGTATATACACCGGCAATGGCTAGTGAAGCATTCTTTAACAAGAGCTCTAGTGTTTTATTAAGGGTTTTAATATCGGGCATGGCCGTAATCAGGGGGCCACGGCCGTAGATTTCCCCAGCCACCTTCATGTACCTGGAGACAATCCAAGGGCTGACCTTCATGCGCCTGTAGACCAGCTCTTGCTTGCCCTCTTTGTAGATCACATGGTAGCAATAGTCACCACGCTTGGCATCGAAGACAGTGGCCTCAATGAGGTCCACATCCTCGGTGGGTTTCTGGTCAATCAGACGAGCTAGTTGCGAACCTGGCTCAATCTTGGCATCTGGCCACTGGCGGGAGATGGCCTCTGCTTTCATCCGCATCCTTCGGTAGACATTATCCACCTGGCCATTGGCACCCTCCTCGAAGGCCACCAGGAACTGGGGCACGGGCACAAAGTTGATCGGACTGGTGTCATCCCCAGGCTGGACCATCATCACCGCAGTGCCGACCGCCAGGTCGAGCAGGAACTCACCCATGGCGATATCGAAGTTGGACTGCTTTAGCGTGGCAAAGAGCTTGTCCGAGTAGACATCTAGGGCAGCCTGCGCTTCAGCACGACGCTCCTCCGGGATGTTCGGGCCAGGCTCAAGGCGGCACCATTTACGCTGTGGAGGAAAAATTCCAGACTGTAGCCGGTTGGCAAATCTCTGGGTCGAGTTGATTGCGGTCGAATCAAAGACTCGTTGCATCTTTTTCGAGCCACCGACTTTGCCATCGTAGTATCCGTCGTAAAGGTTGCGCTGCGGGAGGGCGAACTCATAGGCATCCTCGTAGAGGTCCCGGAAGTCATCCTTGCGTCTTAAGGCCTGGTCGTGCCGCTTTAAGACTTGCTCTGGGTTTAGTCGCATCATTTCTTTTTGGCCTCGTAGCGTTTGAGTAGGTTGCGGCCTTTAGCGGCCAGTTTTGCCGCAGCCGATGCGGTGGTGGGCGCAGCCTCACCCCAGGCACGGGCAGCAAGGGCCAGACGGGTAGGCTCTCCGTTATCCTTCTTGAGAGGCCCACTGGGATTGGTATAGAAGCGGGTGAGGAATGACCCCTTCCTGCGCATCTTCTCAGGTGTGTCTGCGGCCCCCTTGACTCCGGGCTTGAGGTTGGCACCCTCCTTGCGCTTGAAGTGCCTCCTACCGGCTGCGGTGAGGCCTCCCTTGGGGTCTTTAATCGGTTCACTCATACCACTCAATCCTTAACTCGGCAGGGTTGGCCTGGTTGTCCACATTGGTCAATCTGAACAAATAGGTGGTCAATGGCTTGAGGACATACTCGAAGGTGTAGTCGCCAGCCCCAGCGGCCTTGCCTGCTGGGACAAACTCTGCATAGATTTCGGTGCCGGTGCTGGTGACAGTGGGGGAAAGGACTGCCGCCCCAGAGCTGGCCGTGGTCAGCACCCGGTTCCTGCGGTATATAGTCATGGCCGTCCCACCGCTGGTGCTGGGCGACTCATAGACATAGAACTCTGCTGGCCCGGAGGACTCATAGGCAAAGACAGCGTGTGGCTGTATCCCGGCCGGCCAGGCAATAGCAATGTCAATGCTTGCCGCACTGGCAAGCCCAGTAGCAAACGGGAACATCTTGTAGATGTAGTAAGCCCGACCCTCATGCAAGCGAAGGTGGTTGACATCGATGGTGGGCAAAGAGTCGCTGGATGCGACCACTCGCTGGTCGCCATCCTTGTCCATCCAGGTCGGCACCACATACCTGGCCTTAGTGGTATCCGACTCCCGGTTAACTAGCAGTGCCACTAAATACCCCTCACTCGCACAGGTATGCAGCCAGGGATGGTGATCTCAATCCCTTGTCGGTTGAGGTGGTCCTCCATCTTAAAGACATGGGCTGCACACTCTTTCTCGGTCTTGAATAACTCGCTGGTATTGGCCATGAAGCTGCACTGGTCGCCCAGGCAAAACGCCACGACGGCCATCCACCCGCTCACTTCTTGGCTTTCATGGCGGTTTTGGCCGCCTTCTTGAATGCCTCTGCCGTGGGTGCGCCCTTAGAGCCAGGCTTGCGCATCTTCTCGCCCGATCCCTCGGCTATGCGTTCCCTCTTTTTATGGATGTTGGCATAGAGTCCGGCCTTCATTTTCCGTACCCTCCTGCCTTGCGGCCCTCGCTCATGGCGATTGCCTTGGCCTGTTGTTCACTTTTGACCTTTTGACCAGAACTCGACTTGAGCTTTCCTGCGGAATACTCACGCATGACCTTGGCCACCTTCTTCTGCATCTTGTCTTTGTCGGGCATGGATATCTCCTTATTGGACAACCGAGCCAAGGGTAGACTGCTCCCCACCAAGGCGTGCCTCGCTTAGAAGGCCACGCATACCACCACGACGGGAAGCCCGACGGGTTGCGGCTTTCTGTTCAGCAGACTCACGGGCTGTTGCCGTAGCGGCCGGTGCCGGTGTTGCGGCCACTGGTGCTGGTGCCGGGGCCGGTGCGGGTGCTGGTGCCGATGGGGAACTTCTAAATATGCCACCCATTATGATTGCCCTCCTACTGAACCAAGAGTTGTGATTCCTTCCTCGGGATTGACACGGGCACCAGACAAAAGCATCCGAGAACCGCCACGCATCCGGGCACGCCTGCGAGCTTCTGATTGCTCCGATAGCTCCCTGCGCTCCTCTTCTTGCTGTTGCTTAAGTCGCTCGTTTTCTTTGCGTTGCTCTGCCAGTTGGGCCTCTGCAGCTCCGCTGCTTTTGCTGCCACCACCGAATAATCCGCTCATCTGTACCTCGCCATGATGTAGTGATCTGCCCTGTCGGGTCCGTACTGGCGCATGACACCCTCCTTGGCAAAACCCAAGACCTCGGCCCAGTGATACGCCCTAGTGTCGTTGGTTCTAACTGATATCTGTACCCGGTGCAATGCGTAGGATATCTCTGCGATATCGAAGAATGTCTTGCCCACCTTGGTCATCCCGATTGGTTTGGTCCTGGCCTTATCGTCTGCAATAAGCCAGGCCTCGGCCACGCCTTGCCATATCTCGACAAACCCAAAGCAGGCAACGGGTTTGAGGTTGAGGAAGGCCGTGACCGCTGGCCCCAGTGTGGCCTGACCCGCCACAGCATCAGCGATATCTATGTACTTACTGGCCGCCACAATCTCGGGCTGGCTAATGCTGATGCTTTTTGTATGTACAGGTGAGAAGGGCATAAAGAATGCCCCTTGGACTTTGCACCG